GTTGAACACGCGTTCTTCGCTTTGCATGCTGCTTAAAAGCACCAACCTTTGATTTCACTTGAGCTCGAATGAGTCCACGTGCTAAAGGCACAATATTTTCATTAACATATTTAGATGTTGCTTCAGCTTGCTTAATAGGATTCTTTATATCCTTATGTAATTCCTTCAAAATTTCGACATGTTCTTCACTAGTCAAAATCTCTTCAATTTTCTTAGCCAACATCTTTGATCCCATTGCAGAACGAGATCCAGCAATTAACATAACAGAAGACTCTTCAAGGGAATCTCTGACAAGATCCTCAGCCAACTTCAAAATATCCAAACAAGCATATGAGTCCAACATAGCGTCCCCATAACGCTTGCGCTTTAACATTGCCACAGTTTTAAATGCTGTAGCAGCCAATCTTGGATAATGTCGAAGTATAGCATACTTACCAGAAATAGTACCAGCCTTAATTTTCTTCTTACCAACCTCAGCCCTGGCACTGTCTTCTCCTTCAATCGTGTATTTGACCAAACGGTCAATCAATTTATTCCATTGAGCAGCTTTTGATTTCAATTCCAAATTTTTCTTCAATTCATCAAAAGTGCCTTCTTGCGTTGACATTAACATAGTCTCTTGCCATTTCCAAGGACTATGTATTACATTGGCACAAACAGACAAAACAAAATCAAAATCATTTGCCTTATCACCAGCATCTAATAATTCATTAGTCTGTCCATCTGCCCAATCCCATACTACTTGCGGCGAAACCTTTCCAGAGTGAAAGATGTTAAAAACATGAAGATAGTCATTTGATAGACCACCTTCAAAATCGCTAACATCTAGCTTCATGCGTAAAATTGTAGGTTTCGTACAAATAGGTCTACGATCATCATGTGTGACGAGTAAATCGTACACTTTCTGAATCGCCTCCCATAAATCTGTTGTCTTCCGATCAACAGTTAAATACCTTGCAGCCGCATTGCTAGCAGTTTTAGCAATGGGAATATCCCCCTTTAACTTCTTTCCTGCGCGTCTTTGTGCGCGTTGTGATGTATAACTTGAGTCGCCATATAGTATAAGTTGCGAATTTTTATAATCAAAAATTCGTGAAAAAAGAAATCCACTTTAAGGACATATGCGCCACATATGACAATGGTTTAAATGACCAAAGTGGGTGTGTATGATAAGCTCACACACAAAGCTTGATTGAACCACAATCATGGTATTTATTCACGTATAAATACTAAAACGCAAAGTTATCGTAACTCAGAACGAGATTTCATTATAGCAGAAATCCATTAGCTACTCTGTCAGAGTATGATCTTAATTTCACGTAATTAAGAATACGCAAGGTTATCGTAACCCAGAACGGCACAATGTTCGACGAAAGTCAAACTACAAACGGTCCAATAGTGCAACCGCAGGTAAATACTACCAGTATTTAAATGGTTTAAAATGGCAAACGGTACTTAACATCGCTTGAATTTATCATCCAGTTAGTTCGATAAATTCAATATATCTAGCAATATCCTGAAACATTTAAGTAACACAGATAAGCATTATAGATATAAACGATGAGGATTTTCC